TTTGTTGGTAAATATCCACATGCTCATATTATAGCACATTTTGGAATGATAAGAGGAAATTTTTTATGGACATAACCATCAAAGTCGATGATACCGGCGTGCAGAACCTCTTAAAAACCCTGCAATCACGTATTAAACACATGCAGCCGATCATGAGAAGCATATCGGAGATCATGAGGGACGAAGTGGAAGAAAATTTCGCGCAGCAGGGCAGGCCGAAATGGGAACCTCTGAAAGCGTCAACCATCGCAAACAGGACAAAACAAGGATACTGGCCGGGAAAGATACTCCAGATGCACGGACACCTTGCAGCCTCTATATCGGCAAAGGCAACCGACACACAAGCAGTCGTTGGTACAAACGTGAAATATGCAGCCATACATCAATTTGGAGGCAAGACTCCACCAACCGTTATCAGACCTAAGAATAAAAAGGCGCTCTTCTGGCCGGGGGCAGCTCATCCGGTAAAATCGGTCAAGCGCCCCGGCGTCACTATACCGGCAAGGCCATTCCTCATCATACCTGAGACAGGCATGGGAAAAATAAGACAACGGTTGATCCAATATATTACAGATGGAGGAAAGTAAAGATGCTCATATTTGCGTTGTGGCGCATGAAAGAAAACAATGTGAGTAAATATACGGGTCATACCGGAAATTTGCAGCCTGAACAATTCGCAACGGTGTTTCAACGGTAATAAGGAGGAAGGAACGGATGGATAATTACATAATTTTTATAGGTAAGGATTTTCAGGGTGTAGCTCCTGCTGAAATTCAGGTCATCCCAGCCGGCCGCACCATTACGCCGAAAGGTGTTTTTGTGCTGGATCAGGAGAGCGCACAGGCGGTTATAAGCGATTTCGAGGCACACAAAAACGATATGGTTATTGATTATGAGCATCAGACATTATCTGACCCGCCAGTTGAAGCGCCGGCCGCCGGATGGGTAAAGAAGCTGATAAACAAGGGCGCGGATGGGATATGGGGTGTAATCGAATGGACAGGCAAGGCCAGGCAATATATTGAGAATAAAGAATATCGGTATGTATCGCCGGTATTTCTGAAACGGAAGCAGGACAACAAGGTGGTGCGGCTTATCAACGTTGCGCTCACAAATCAACCGAACATTGACGGGATGGTCCCGTTGATGAATAAAAGCAGCTTAAATTGCGCAAACGAAAAAACAAAAAGGGAGGTAAGTATTATGAAGAATCTATGGAAACTCCTCGGATTGGCCGAGGATGCGAAGGAAGAAGAGGCTATCGTTGCTGTGAATAAGCTCCTCGCCGAGCTATCGGCTGGAAAAGCCGAGGGGGCGGCAATCGTGGCAAACAAGGCTGTTCTCGATGTGCTGGGACTCAAAGAGGGGGCTACAGAATCGGAAATCACCGGCACTATTATGGCAATGAAACAGGGCAGCGGCACTGTCTCGGATCTTGTAGCTCAGGTGAATACCCTGACTGCAAAACTATCACAGAAAGATGCATCCGATGCAGTTGAAAAAGCCGTAAATGCCGGCAAGATAACCCCTGCCCAGAGAGAATGGGCACAGGAATATGCAACCCGAGACCTTGCAGGTTTTGACGTATTTGTGTCAAAGGCGCCTGTTGTGGTGCATCAAGGAAAGGTAATCGAAGATAAAAAGTCCGAAGGCGGCGCAATAGACGACTCTCAGGCAATGATAAACAAAATGTGCGGCATAGACGACGAAACATTCAAAAAATTCAGCGTAAAGGAGGCGTAATATGGCTTTATCAGCAGACAAAACAACAGAATACATGGAGGGCGTTGACCTCTCCATACCCGTTGACGACGGGGACAAGATATACGCAGGCGCTATTGTCTGTGTGAATGCCGCAGGCTATGCGGTAGTCGGCGCGGACACGGCAGGCCAGATATTCATGGGCATCGCCCGCGAGCAGGCGGATAATTCGTCTGGCGCAGACGGCGCAATCAATGTGACAGTCAGGCGCAGGGGGCTGTTCAAGATGAAACTCGCCACCGCTATCACCATAGCCAACGTAGGCGATAATGTTTTTATCGCCGATGATGAATCGGTAGACCTTGCAGGAAATGTAACCAATGATATCTTCGTGGGCATTATCGCAAGCTATATCGACACAACCCATGCATGGGTAGATATCGAACCTGCCATCAGGCAGGCGGACGTGGCCACTCATATTGCCGATGCAAGCGGCGCGCACGCAGCATCAGCAATCAGCATAGCGGATGCGGGGTCATTCACCTCTCAGACCGAGGTTGAGGCGGCGTTACAGGAGATATACCAGCATTTAAAGTCGGCAAAGGGGGTTATTAATATACCTACTCCGGCATTCAGCGCGGCAGGCGTGGCAATAGCCGCATTCTCGGACGGCGCAAGCGATGTGCCGGGGTATTGCGTAACGGCCAAAGGGCTTGGCATCAGATGGAACAACCATGCCGCTCCTCTTGCAGTGGGCGCAAAAGTTATAGTTCCCCCCGATGCGGATGTAACAGCAAATATGGTACTGCATATCCTTGCCGCAAAGACAGGAGCGACAGGCGCAGACGCTACCAAATTTACTGTGGCCGCATACAATAACGATGTCGGGGAACTCTACGACGCTGACGCCGATTTTGGCGGCGACACAGGCGCCATGACCGGCGATGCGGTTGCAAAGACTGTCCAGGAAGTAACGTTGACCCTTGCGCTGGCAAATCTGACGGCCTACCCTGCGGCAATAGAGCTGACCATTAAGCCTAAAGACGGTACGCTCGGCACCGATGATGTGATAATGCTGGCACAGTGGATTGAATATAAGAAAAAATTGCTGACAGCGTAAATAAAACCGTTCAAAGTTCAAGGTTCAAGGTTCAACGTTGAACATAGAACATAGAACGATATAAAAAAGGAGGAATAACCATGATTGTTAATCAGTCAAATTTAACAGGGATATACAGGACGTTTTCCACGATATTTAACCAGGCTCTCGAAGCGGCATCTTCTTTGTGGCCTATTATAGCCATGCAGGTGCCGTCAACAGGCAGGAGCGTAGACTACAAATGGCTGGGAAACTTCCCGATGATGAGGGAATGGGTTGGAGACAGGGTTATCAAAGACCTGGCAGCATTCCATTATGAGATTACAAATAAGGACTATGAGGCAACTATCGAGGTAGACAGAAACGACATTGAGGACGACCAAATAGGCGTATACACCCCCATGATTCAGGGGCTTGCACAGGCAGCTAAGGAACATCCGGATTATCTTGTGTTTGCGCTGCTTGCTGCGGGGTTTGCGACAACTTGCTTTGACGGACAGTATTTCTTCGACACAGACCACCCTGTGGGCGCATCCACCCAGAGCAACTACGGCGGCGGTGCATCTTATGCATGGTATTTAATGGATTTAAGCAAACCCATCAAACCGATCATCCTACAGGTAAGAAAGCAGCCTCAGTTCGTGTCTATGGATAAGCCGGACGATGAAAACGCCTTTATGCGCAAAAAATACCGCTATGGCGTAGACGACAGAAAGAACGTCGGCTATGGATTGTGGCAGCTCGCATACGGCAGCAAACAGACGTTAAACAGCACATATTACGCTGCTGCAAGGACGGCAATGATGGGCTTTACCAAAGAAGACAACACAACGCCTCTGAACATCAAACCGACACACCTTGTTGTAAGCCCGTCAAACGAGGCGGCAGGCAAGGCTCTTGTTGAAGCACAGTTTGATGCGACCGGCGCAAGCAATGTCTGGTACAACTCGGCTAAACTCGTTGTTGTGCCCTGGTTGACATAGAAGATACAGAAGTTTGGAGGGTTAGAAGGTTGAAAAACAGATGATTAGAAGGCTGGAAGGTTGGAGGGTTGGCTGACAGAAGATTAGAAGACTGGATGATTAGATGTTTAGCAAACCCTCTAACCCTCTAATCATCTAATCATCTGGATTAAAGGGAGGTGTGTAGATGAAGCTGTTAATCAGATCAAAGCCAGAATCTTTTTACCGGGCAAAGATGAAATTTACCCGGCAGCCCGTAGAAGTGGATGTAGATGCCGACACTGCAACCATACTCATGAACGAACCGATGCTTAGCGTTACATTGGTGCAAGCGCCGGCACGATCCATTGAAAAAACTGAAGAAACGCCGGCACAGGCGCCGGTACAGGCACCGGCAGGGAGCAGGAAACAGAGATCAGAAAAACAGAAAAGCAGCACGGCTGACAGCCGATAGCTGAAAAAGAGGCGGATATGGCATATTGTACAAAGACAGATATAGAAAAGATGCTGCCCTCTGCGGATGTAACTGATTTGACCGACGACGAGGGTACAGGGGCGCAGGTATCCACGAGGGTATCCGAGGCGATAGCACAGGCTGATGCAGAAATTGACAGCTATTGCGGCGGACGCTACTCCGTGCCATTTTCAAGTGTACCCGATATCGTCAAAAAATGTTCTGTGGATATAGCCATATACAATCTGTATTCCAGGCGCGTTGAGACCATACCGGAAACCCGCTCTGAGAGATACAAAAATGCTATCAGGCAGCTCGAAGGCATAGCGAAAGGAATTATATCCATAGGCGAAGACCCCGAACCCACAGCGTCAACAGGGGCGTCATACGCCGAATGCAACAAGACAGAAAGCGACAGAATATTCACCAGGCCGAAGATGAGAGGATTTTAAGAGACGATGGCAACCATAGCGGACATCGAAGACGACATCATAACGGCGATAGCGGCGCTAAAAGATGATGATGATGATAACAAGCTCTTCCGGATCGTCGAATCGCTGGGGCGGAAAAGACCGCCCGTTGCTATAAACTATCCGGCATGTTTTGTATATTTTGCAGGAGATACGAACACGGGCAGCCGACCCAGACCCATATATCAAACCGATTATGAATGTCTGGTCTCGGTTAAAAACCTCTCATCGGAAAAGGATGCGGCGGACGGTGTATATGCACTCATCGATGCCGTGAGAGACGCGATAGAGGGGAAACAGCTTGATAATGACGATATAGAACCTTTTATGTGTGTGTCGCGGGAATTGTCCGACTATGCGGACGGGGTGATAAGTTACGTTATTAAATTTAGGACGCGGCACTATCTGGCCGTACCGACATAAAACCGTTCAAAGTTCAAAGTTCAAGGTTCAACGTTGAACATAGAACATAGAACGATATAAGGAGGCAACATGGATAGACAACCAGGATCATATAAAACTGCGGCAAAGGGCAAACCACAAAAAGAGAACCTGAATGACGAGGCGATGGCCGCGAGGCTCGGGAAGGCATGTACAAAACAGGAAGATGCGGAAAGCGCGGGATCTCCCGTAGCAGGTATGGACAGGCAACCCGGCACCTATCGTTACGACATCAACAAACAAGATTTTGTGCCAAATATAGATAAGAGGGAGGCAAACAATGAGTCTTGAAGAAAAACAATTAATCCTGGCAAAAGTAGAATCGATATACGGTAATGACCCTACCCCTACGGTCGGTGATAATGCATTGCTTACCGGCAAGGTATCTATTGAAATAGCAGATGCAAGCCGGGAGAGAAAGGTTCTGCTGCCATATTTCGGGGCGCTGCAGAAAATACCTCTCGGGGAAGGGGTAAAAATATCATTCCCGGTAGAAGTCAGGGGATCGGGTGTAGCCACAACACCGCCAAGAATAGCGGCGTTGCTGCGAGCAGCAAACCTCACTGAATCAATAGGCGGAGCATATGTTGATTATGATCCGAATAGCTCCGCCGCCGGCGAATCCTGCACCATCTGGTTTTACCAGGATGGCGTGCTCTGGAAGGTGCTCGGGTGTATGGCAGAAAGCGTCAAACTGTCTGCAAAAGCAAATGAAATCGCAACCCTCGAATTCTCACTAATCGGTTTGTGGGGCGGCAAGGCGTCCGTTACGGATGTCTCATTTCCTGCTCCGACATTTGAGGCAACGTCGATTGTACCGCCTATGTTCCGAAGCGCTACATTTACCGTCCACACCTACGCCGGCATCATTGAAAACTTCGAGGTCACGATTAAAAACAAGATTGCCAAACGCATGTCTGCCAATGCATCAAACGGCATATACAGATACAGCATCGTCGGGAGGGAGGTTGAAGGCAGCATCGACCCTGAACTGGTTGCGCTCTCATCGTTTAATCCTTTTGACCTCTGGGAAGACGGAGATGCAGGGACAATCACGGCAACAATCGGGTCTGCTGCGGGCAATCAGTTTGTAATTACATTGAGCAACACGGTATTGACTCCGCCGAAACTTGGAGGCAGAGAAGGTATGGCAACGTACGCCCTGGCATTTACCGCGCATCCGACATTAAGCGCCGGCAACGGGGAAATCAAAATAAGACAAAGCTGATTATAAAACCGTTCAAGGTTCAAGGTTCAAGGTTCAACGTTGAACATAGAACATAGAAAAAGGGAGGACAAAATGAGGGATTTAGATGTATCAGCAACAAATAAAATAGTAATAAGCGATGCCCGATCGGGCACTGAAATAGAACTGTATTACCGCAACCCGACCACCCAGGAAGAGGTTGAATATCAGTCAAAGCTCTACAAAAGGAAAGGTAATAAGCTGATATTGAACCCAAAGGTAAAGGTTGATCTCGGTCTGGCCATACTCACAGGTTTCCGGGAAGGGGATTTCGGGGTTGCCGGCAGGCCCATATCATCCGATATGAAAAGCCCGAACTACCGCGAGGATTGGCGGGAATTGCTCGGACGTATGGCGTCAGACATTATATCGACATTTGCAACAGTTGTGTATGAAGGGGCGCGTGTTGCGTCCGATACGGATGTGGAGATAGAAACGGCAATTGAGGAGGATATCCTCCCTTTGGCGAGGAGCTAAGGAGGCTTGCCGCCAGATGCACTCCAGAGAAACGAAAAAAATGCATGGAAACATCAGGCGAGCTTCTTGCCGCAAAATGCGCTCAATGCGACGGGAGTGTCCCATATGAACCGAGTGAATGGTTCGGGCATATCTGGTACATCTATAGGCTCCAACGTGCGGGTTATCCCTTTGGAGCGAATGATTTGTCAGTGGAAGAGTGGATGGATATGGGGGTGCTTGCAGATGAAATGGAGAGGATGGAACGGTGCGTCACCACGCCCTTAACGAGATAACAGCGATGGCACATATAAGGATGCCCGATATAACATCGGATACAACAAAAAACCCTGCGGCGGCGATAAACAGACCGACGGTGAGGAAACCTTTTAAGAGTGCGACGAGTGTTATGAATATCATAGAAAAGAGTATAGCACATATATGAACTCTGTCAATATAGTCATACAGGCCGATAATAAGGGGGCATTGTCCGTGTTTCAGCAGACCGAATCGGGGATGAAATCCTTACGATCATCAGCCGAGCGGCTTACATCGGCAATCCCTGCATTGAACGGCGGGTTCCGGAGCCTGATAACAAGCCTGTCGTCGCTGTATGCATCATTTAAGGCGTTTGAAACGCTGAAGGACGCGGCGACGCTTGCCGCCAGGGTGGAAACACTCGGCATCGTCATGCAGACCGTAGGGAAAAACGCCGGGTATAGCAAGGCAGAGGTGGAAAGTTATGCCGAGGGCGTCAGAAAGATGGGCATAACCACTCAGGAGTCAGAACAATCGATTATCCGCATGATGCAGGCACACCTTGATCTGACAAAATCTCAAGAGCTGGCCCGTGTCGCCCAGGATGCTGCGGTGATAGGAAATATCAATTCATCGGAGGCGTTACAGAGGCTGATGCACGGCATCACCACGCTTCAACCGGAAATATTGCGCACCGTCGGCGTTACCGTTGAGTTTGAGTCTGCGTACAGGAAATTTGCAACAGCAGCCGGGAGGACGGTGGAATCGCTGTCGTCTCAAGAAAAGCAGCAGATCGCATTGAATCTCGTTTTGGAACGGGGGAAGGATATTGCCGGTTCCTATGAAGCGGCTATGGGGACAGTCGGCAAACTCATGACATCCCTCCCACGGTTTATCGAAGAGATAAAACTCAAATTCGGAGAATTATTCACCCCTGCCCTGGGCATTATAATTGAAGGATTTGTCGATAAACTCAAATCATGGGAACGAACACTTGCTGAATTAAAGGCATCGGGCGATCTCGCCCGGTGGGCGGATAATATCAAAACTGCGTTTGCCGTGGCTGTCGGATCAATTGAGAATCTCTGGACGGCAGGCAAAATAACCATATCAGTGATAGGTGAGCTAAAAGAAATACTGATTGCCGCTTCTATCGCTATGGGATCATATTTCGTACTTCAAACCCTCACGTCGGTTGCGGCTGCGGCAAAATTAACAGCGCAGATAAAAGAGCTGATTGTAGTAACCGAGATATTGGCATACAGGTCATTTACAGCGTTAGCTACGCCCGCCGGTATTATCGCTGCTGCCCTGGGCGCGCTAACCTATATAACTATTAACCACTATCAGGAGCAAAGAGCGGCTGAATTGGAAATGGAGAATTTTAAAAAATCTTTATCATCATTTTCGGCTGATGCAAATACCCAGGCGATGATCGACCAGCTTGAGATTACCGCACTGGAGATCGAGGCAGTCGGAGGCGCATCGGAGGCGACCCGGCAAAAGATAGAGATGTTAAAACAGGTTATGTCCGGTGGAGCGCAGGGATCAGAAAAAAACTGGTGGAAAGGTGCTGTCCATTACGGGGATATTGGAGGCGGCAAAGCCCTTCCCCCGCCATCGGATATGAACTCTGCAAGAAAAGTCCAGGATATGAACAAGAAAATCAAAGAAGAGATTGCAAAGCTGACCATGACGGAAATTGAGCATATACATCACCGCGCGGCTGAATTTGCGAAAGAAGGGGCAGATAAAACAAAAATAGCTCAATGGACTACTGCCCAGCTTAAAAAATACTGGGATGAATATGATGATAAATCCCAGGAACGGATAAAAAAGGCATACGAGGAAGAACAAAAACTGGCCGATAAGATCGTACTTCTCAATTTACAGACAAAAAATAAACTATTTGATCTGGAAGCCGCGCACCAGACAAAGGTACTGGAATGGAACGCAAAAGCAGGTCTGATAAATGAAGAAACCCTCGCTCACAAAAAGAATGAACTACAGATCAAGGCATTGCAGAATAAACAGGCAGAGACAACCCTGGCACTGGAACAGATCGGTTATGCTGAAGACATACTATATCCCACTGAAAGGATGCTGGAACTTCTGAAAGAAAAGGAGATTACCGGGCGACAAATTTTAAATACGGAAGAAACATTAGCCTTTGAAATATTTGATATACACATTGCAAAGCAAAAGGAACTCAACGATCTGCTTAAAAAACAATCAGACTACCGGAAAAAAGGCTACGACGATACATGGACGCAGATGATGGATATGGCAAATCAGGTTGGCGGCGAGGCAGGCCAGGGACTCGGCAAGCTTGGATCGTCAATCAAAGGGATAGCCGATATAGGAATGGGAAACGACCCGGCGTCACAACGGTATCAGGCAGCTCTCAATGAATGGAATGCCATAAAGGCGTTGAGTGAGCAGGGATATGTCGACGAGTTTACGCAATTACAATCGTATAATCAGATGAAACTCGCCGAAGAGCAGATGTACAACCAGCAAAGACTCGCCATAACAAGCAATAGCTTCGGTGCTATGGCCGGCATGGCACAGTCATTTTATGCGTTGTCGAATAGTCAGAGTAAGGCGGCATTTAATGCATATAAAGCATTTGCCATCGCGCAGGCAACAATAGATACGTACATGATGGCTGTCGGGGCATATAAACAGGCAATGGGCCTGCCTCCGCCGTTCGGACAGGCTATGGCTCCGATATGGGCTGGTATGGCGATTGCCTTTGGCATGGCGCGGATAGCTGCCATTGCATCACAGCAGCCGGGTGGCGGCGCCACAACCGCCGCAACTCCCTCCGGGTCAGGCGGGTATTCCTACAACACCCCTACGACAAACGCATGGGAGTCGACTGGAACGAAGCAATCAGAACGTCCTATGATAATTAACCTGCATATCGCCGGCAATGTTGTAGATCATGACGCGTTCGCACGCGAGATAATCCCGTCTATACAAAAAGCCGTTGAGGACGGCATGAGGGAATGAGGACATGAGGAGGCATCGACTGATTTTAAAATGCAGACGCCAATAATATTATATGACAACAGACTGACGGACGGGACGCCGGCTGCTACCGATACCGCCGCAGGGTATGATATACTCAATATCTTGGATCTGCGGACGTATACGCAGTGGAAGGCCGCATCGTCAGGCACAAAATACATTACAATAGATTGCGGGTCTGCAAAAAGCGCGGACTGCCTCGCAGTAATCGGCCACAATCTTTACACCGCCGGGGCTACAGTATCCGTCGAATCCTCATCAGACAACGTGACATGGACGCAACGGCTCGCAGGTTTTACCCCGACGTCTGATAAGGCGTTTATGAAGTTGTTTGTCTCGGCGTCAGCGCGGTACTGGAGAATCAAAATAATTACTGCCGCTATTGCCGCACAGATCGCAGTTGCATTGCTGGGCGTCAAGATTCAATTTGAATACCCGCCGGAGACGCCGTATACCCCGTATGCAGAAACGGCGGCGGCAGACGTGGAGCGCAGTAAAAACGGCCACATTCTCGGAGTATCAACGTATAATCCTGTTTTAAATCTTCAGGCACAATTTGGCCTGGTGTCACGAACATGGCTCGATGCATATTACATCCCATTCTGGCAGAATCATGCACGGCTGTTTAAACCGTTTTTCTTCGTATGGGATCTCGATACATATTCTGCGGATGTATTTTTCGTGTCCATCGGCGACGATGCCAGTCTGGAAACACCATTCAGCGTGCTGACATACACTGATGTATTATCACTCAAAATGAGGGGTGTGCGCGAAATATGACATATGATGCACTAAAAAACACATTATCGCGGTACCCGGTAGAAATGGCAATCATTACGCTGGATTACTGCAACAATGTAATAGGTGTGAGCCCGTGCGCAGCCATAGACTGGTGCGGGAAGCCGGGGCTATATTGTGGTTTGTCCACCGCCTTCTGCGGCGGCATACAGGGGCAGTGTTACAACACATATGCGACATGCAAAGATAAGACCAATTACAGCAAAGGGTCAAAAGACTATGTATTTACATCAAATAATGCACCCTTGCCGTTCAGGACAGGCGAGAGACCCTACATTACGACCGTGAAGCATTTGCCTACAGAAATCAAAACCAGTTTGACAATTGCGGGGCGTGTGAATGTCGAAATGTATGACGAACCGGATACGGACATAGGTATAGACCCATACGTCTCTATGCGAGCATCCGTGCAGGGTTCATTCTGGCGCAAGCTCATAGCCAGAAACCCGAATTATGCAGGCAGGCGAATCAGACTGTATCACGGATTTTACGGACTCGATGCCGCCGATTTTGAACAGAAATTCGAGGGGAACATCGATAGTATTACAATTAAGGAGGGTGGACGCGTCATTGTTGAATGCGTTGATCTATTGAAAAAATTGTCAAAAATAGAAATACCCCCTAAATTAAATATCAAGCTGGCTGCTGCAATGACAGCCGGGCAAACGACAATATCGGTATCTGACGGCACAGACCTTGACGCGGCAGACGGATATATCAGGATTGGTGACGAGGTTGTGTTATATACGGCAAAGACAGGTAATCAACTGACCGGTTGCACAAGGGGTTGTTTCGGCACGACGGCGGCAACTCACAGTCAGAATGATAAAATACAGAAATGTCGATATTACGAGCCGCAAAGTCCGTATGACATACTGGTTGACATGCTTAAAACCGATGCCGGAATAGACCCATCGTATGTGAATGATGCCGCATATACGGCGTTGAAAGCATTTGACATATCTATGGTGGATTTTTCAGCGTTAATCAGTGAGCCAACAAAATTGGACAAATTATATTATGAGATCATTGATCTGATTGACTGCAAGTCGTGGATGGGAGAAGACCTCAAAATAACAATTGCAAAAAATCTCCCGAATTGCCCAGGCAGGGCGTATCAGGTATTTACAGACGATGAAAATATAATCGCCTCATCAGATAGCGTTGATTTAAACGCTTCGTCGAGAAAAAGCAGGGTGTCAATATACTGGGATAAATTAATAACCGCAGACGAAGACGAGGTGGCGAGTTATTCCCGCCTCGATGTTGCAGTTGATGCGGAGGGCGAAGGGATAAACATGTATAACGAGTCGCTCGAAAAGCGGGTAATGTGCCGATGGCTCAGATCTGACTATATGAATGAGGATTTTGTTATCAGGTATGTTGCAAATCTGACCAAACGCATACTCAGGCTGCTGAAAAATCCACAACTCATATATACATTCGCAGTCGAATTAAAGGATTCAGAAATAAAAACAGGGGACTACGTAAGAATTACAACCGATAAAATACTCGGCATTGACGGCAATTTGCTATCCAGACATGTGTATCAAATCGTTAAACGGGAACCAAAAGAGAATAAAATAGTATTAAAAGCTATGCAATACCCAAAACAAAAATTGTTTTGGGTTGGCGCAAATACATTACCTGATTTTACGAGCGCAACGGAAGCAGAGAAAGAGTCCGGGTTTATCACAGATGCAAACGGACAGATGAGCGATTGGAGCGACGGGTATGTGCTGTATTGAATACAGTCGATAGTCGTTAGTGAATAGTCGTTAGTGAATAGTCGTTAGTTAAAACTATTCACTGTTCACTATTCACTGATTTTAAACTATTCACTGATTTTAGGGAGGATAAATGGGATATGACGCAATATTATCAACAGAGGTTGATGTCGACAGCCCCGGCAAGGCCGAGTTATTTCAAAAAATAAAAGATAATTTTGATTACTTATATTCATTAATCGGGGGCCCGGTAGAAGTGCCGAATGGATCGTTTGAAATAGATACCGATGCAGACGGTGTGCCGGACAACTGGACGCTGAATTTGTATGCCGGCGGGTCTGCGGCATTTGATACAACAACACCCGCCCACGGTGCGAAGGCGTACAAATTTACCCGCGCATCAGGCGCCGGTAACGGCGGCGGATATCTCGAATCAGGGTATATGGAGTGCAGCCCTATAGGCGCATATGTGATTGGTTTTAGTATAAAATCGTCTGCCGCAGGGATAAAAAACATAGTCAAGATCAGATATTTTGACAAAGACAAGGTTTATATATCAGATCAGGATGTATATTCATCAACATCAAACCCGACGTCATGGGCACGGTATCAATATTCCATGACCATACCTGCAACCGCGATGTATTACAAAGCCCGCCTGATCGGTGGATACACGGATACAGACGTTGCAGGGGATACCACATATGATGATGTTGCTATCAGTAACAAAATAGTTAATCAGTCGATGCTAAAAACCGCCACAGGGCAGGTTGGCGGCGCTACAGGACATTACACCACGCCGGGCGGGGAATATGCGTTTATGCCGGCTTTTTCAAATGGCGTTGCAGGGGCGACATTAAACGCCAGTTTCCTGTCAAATAGCTCCGGATTGGCAGGCGGCTCGTGGTATTCAATGTTATATTTGGGTTCAGACTCCAATGATTTGGCCGCTCAGTGCCGGTATATCACGTCATCCGGTACTGAATTTTGGATATTTGTGTTATATGACAAACAATACCACCAGATCATGGCATCGTACGCCGCTCCCGACCATCCTTGTTATGGTAATGGTGGAGATGCTAATGCAGTACCTCACCCGTTTCCGGATTATTACGATAAACCTCTGCCTGAAAATTTTGAAATTATCCTGCTCGATATGGTTACAACAAACGAACTCAGACGCAGAGCCGAGATCGAGCGGCGGCTTATCCCCCGGGTGCTGATAGATTATGATGTCGATATGTCAGAGGAGGTAGATTTTATACCGAGAGACATTGACGGGCATAGGTTACTCATGCACAAACCGACCTGTTATTCACATCGACGGCTGGTGCTAAAACAATAGAGGAGGCAATGAGGCAGTGAATAAAGACAGAAGGTTAGATGATAGAAGGTTAGATGTTTGGATGTGTAGAGGGTTAGCTAAACCTCCAACCTTCCAACCCTCCAGCCTTCTTAAATAAAGAGGAGGATAATAATGTCAACACCAACGATACCAAATCAACGGTTAACAGGCGCGTGGTCTGATGCCGGCGATCCTGACGAGTACGGAGGAACCGTAACACCCAACCGTTCCGATCCGCCAATGAAAAGCCGGTATCCATATTGTTATGACGACGTATATTGTGGGGATGGAAGCTTTTGCAACCAGCCGGAGTGGACATAAAAAGCAGAAGGTTAGATGTTTGGATGTGTAGAGGGTTAGCTAAACCTCCAACCTTCCAACCCTCCAGCCTTCCAAATAAAACCGTTCAAAGTTCAAGGTTCAAGGTTCAACATTGAACACAGAACATAGAACATAGAACGATATAATAAAAGGAGGACGTAATGAGAGGCTATCCACGAACAATCGGGACAAAACAGGACGTTTTAAACCTCGTAGATTTATATCTCTCGGGGAATGACTGTGGTATTGAGTCGGATGAGTTAACTAAATTTCTCGACAATCTCATCGCAACAAAGCAACATTATGTTATTAAGGCAGAAGCAGCAGAGAAACCTATCGAAGAACAAACCCCCGACGATTATGAACTTGTTGATAACCCGAATTCGGACATGATGCGCCTGGGTATTACAGACGATGAAATCAACCAGATCAAAGCACAATTAGAGGAGGTTTAACATGATATTATGGAAAAATGACCCGACGTATCTACTGAATGCAGACAATCTGCACAAATCCCTGGCCGATATTATTACATTCGGTAATCAAATTATCACAGCAAAATCAGGAGAGACAAAGACGATTGTAATTGCAGCAAATACAAAATTTGCAATTAATAACAACGGCACAATAAAAGTTTTTGACATAGGATCATCTGACGTAGAGTTGACAGAGTCTGACCTGGACACAGGCGTTTTCGCTGTGGGCAAGGATTATTACGTATATTTGTGTGACGCTGGTGTAGATCTGGAAGTCTATCTCATCTCGCTTAATTCTACATACCCGGCTGGATATGATGCAGATTCGTCCAGGAAAATAGGAGGGTTCCACTATGGGTATAAACGGAATTCTATCACTGTTGCCGACGTGTCTGAGGCGATCGTGCCAAACAGCGTATGGGACCTAAAACATCGTCCCAAATGTGACCCTGAGGGGATGGTTTATCTGGGTGGAGGAGTGTGGGTAGATATATATCTCCCATCGGTCAACGAAGCTATCACATTTAACGGAGGGAACGGATACCCGCTTCTTACAGGCACGGCAAAAAGCATTTACAATGCCACGCCGCTAACCGGTACGGAAGGGCTGTCAGGATATAATTTTGTTGAGCTTGCCAGACGATCCGGGAAAAGACTTTTGTCGTATTCTGACTGGCTGATGGCTGCCCACGGCCACCCTGCCGGGGATCAATTTGCAGGCAATACGGCAACCAGGGGCACTACCGGAGAGGATGCCGACATAGGTTCGATATCGTTAGCAAATGTTGTCGATTGCGCACGCAAACTTTGGCAGTGGTTGGACGAATATACAATTGAACAGACCAGCACGTCGTATGCGTGGCAGACGCCAATGGCAGGCATGAATGTAGGACAGTTGTATCTGCCAAATGCAACCGGCCTAAGACAGTTTCACGCCGGTGGCGATTGGGGCGACGGTGCGAGCGCGGGTTCTCGCACGGTGTGCTTGAACCACTACCCGTGGTACGTGGGCACGCCCTTCGGCTCCCGTTTCGCCTGTGACAGTCTGTAATCTGGGGAAGGTTCACAATATACGAGCCGAAAGAGAGGGAAATATCGGCGCTGCCGTTTCGGGACAGGGTTGTCCATCATGCAATCTGCGCCATTATTGAACCTTTATTTGAGAGGAAATTTATCAAGGATTCC